TGAAAGCTGCGCCACGCGCAGCGTGAAACTGCTGGTCCCCGCGCCAAGCTCCGCCGCGATGTCAGCCGCCCGGTAGAGCCACTGGCTCTCGCCCACCGTCACGCTGCGCCGCAGCCGGGCGCCGGAAAAAACCTCCACGCGATAGGACTCGCGCTCTTCGCCGAGCGGCACGTCGCTTGCCTCCCAGCTGTCGCCGCCCATGCGCGTGCGGCGGATCCAGCTGAACAGCACGTCGCCGCCCTGCCGGACGCCACGCAGCCGCACCGGCGACAGCGGCCTCAGGCCCAGCAGGCCTGCGCGCAGCGTCACGCTTGCTTGGGCCCGGCCGAAGTCGCCGTCCGAGGGTTCCAGCCGCCAGGTCTGTTCAAGTCCTGCCTGCGCGAGGCTCAAGGACGGCTGCACCGCCGCCTCGTCGAGCAGCACGAAGCGCTCGCCCACCGGCCGCTGGCTGCGTATCTCGGGGCCTGAGCCGAACTGCCCGCGCAGCAGCAGCGACAGCCGCCAGGTCTGCGCCTCCAGCAGCTCCGCAGTGGCGAACTGCAGGATCTCCCAGCCGGTCGCCATCGATCCGACAGCCGCAAGGTTGCCACCCTGCAGCAGCTCGTCGAGGCCCCTGGAGAAGACAGCACCCGACACAAGCCGCACCGTCACCGCCGTGCCACGGTCGAGGCAGTCGAGCGGCCCGCCGCACAGCGGTGTCACCAGCAACCCCATGGTGGCCGGCGTGTCGATCTCGCTGTTGAAGCTGAAGGACGCCGCCCCTGTCTGCCGGTAGAGCGACAGCGCCCCGGGCCATGGCGAGGCGGCCGCTGCGATCCACGGCGCATGGGCCGTCACCGTGTCCTCGGCCAGCGGCAAGTCCAGCACCTGCACCGCAGGCGCGCCATAGATGATGGCGGTGCCCGCCGCCTCGCCGCGTGCCGGGGCATCGGCGGGTTCCTGCACGCTGACGTCGAAGCTCCGTCCACGGATCTTCCGCGCCGTTCCGTCGGTCACCTCCTCGATGCGCAGCAGGTAAGTTCCGTCATCGAGTTCAAGCGCCAGCGCATCGCCCGGTTCCAGCGCCAGTTGCGAGGGCGGCAGTGCCAGCTCAATGGTCTCGCGCCCGGCCCAGGCTTCCTGCAGCACCACCTGTGCGCGCTTCTGGGCATGCTCCTGCGCCACCGCGGCGGGAAGCTCGATCAGGCCATCCGCCCTTGCCGCGCCACCCTCCTGCCTGGCCTCCACCACGGCCAGGCGATAGTCGAGCCCCGCCTCGAGGTAGGACAGCTTGATGGCGGCGGGTAGCTCCGATTCCTGCGCGCGGGTGATGCGATAGAGCGGCGCCTCCGCCGAAACCTCGGCAAGCCCGTCCCGCGCCAGCGCCGTCACCGTGGCGGACTTCCGCATGAAGACGCGCAACTGCCCGCCGCTCTCCACCGCGTCGAGGCCCATTGCCATCATCAGCCCTTCCAGCGCCTCGCGGCCGGTCATCACGCGATCGACCACGAAGCCCGCGACAAGGCCCTCGACCGCCGTGACATCCACCGCGTCAAGCCCGAAGCCCTGCATCACCTCGGCCACGAGGCGTGACAGCGGCAGCATGCCCGCCCGGCCGTTCAGCCAGTGGCCGCGCGCATAGTTCACGGCATCCGACCACACGTCGTCACGTGCCGGAAACTGCGGAAAGGGCCGCGCATCCCACGCCCACAGGAACATGCACCCGGCATTGACCATGCGCTGCCCATCGACCACCGAGGCCGGGTTGTTGGCCTTCGCCAACCAATATTCATCGAGCGCCGTCACAAGGCGCGCCTGCATCAGGTCATCGCGCGCCCCGCTCGAAAACGGCGGCAGGCGAGATTCGATCGACTTGGCATCGATGAAGGCGTTGGGCTCGTTGGCGCCCTTGTCCACCGCCGCGCATCCAGCCTCCGTGAACCAGAACGGCTTGGACTGCGGCCGCCACGCCGTCGGCGCTGAATTCTCGACACCCCCCGGCCGGTCATGGTGCAGGTTCGACCACCAGCCCCGCAGGTCCTTGCGGCGGAACACCCAGGGCTTGCCATGGGCGCCGTCACTGATCGGCGTGCGCCTTTGCGCCGCGCGGTCCTCGGCACTGCGGTAGTACCAGTCGAAGCTCTCGCCACCGGCGATGTTGGCCTTGAGATAGGTCGTGTCATGGATCGAGCGCCACCCGGCCAGCCAGTCGGCATGCTGCGCGCCGTCCCGCCAGTCGGCCAGCGGCATGTAGTTGTCGATGCCGACGAAGCCCACCTCGGGCATGGCCCACAAAGGATCGAGGTGGAAGAACACGTCGCCGGTTCCATCCTGGGGCTGGTGGCCGGAATACTCCGTCCAGTCGGCGCCATAGGAAATGCGCGCCTCGGGCAATATCGCCGCCACCTGCTGCGCCAGTGCCTGCAGCGCGGCAACGAACGGAAACCCGTTGCCCTCGCGCCGCAGCGTTGAAAGCCCAACAAGCTCGCTGCCGATCAGGAAGGCATCAACGCCACCGGCCAGCGCGCAAAGCTTCGCATAATGCAGGATCATGCGGCGGAAACTCCACTCGGCGGGGCCGGCATAGCCAACTGCCATGTCCTTTGCCGCAAAGTCGCGCGGGGCAGCACTGCCCACGAAGCGGGCGACCTCGGGTGCCAGGGCCGCCGTCCGGTCGGGCGAACCCGCACGCCCCGGCGCCACCGAACAGGTCAGGCGGCCGCGCCACGGATAGTCGCGTAAGCCGGAGCCATAGCGCTTCACCAGCTGGAAGCGCGTGGCAACGCCATCGCCGGTGCCGATCACCTGGTCGCGCGGGCTCACCGCCGCGCCCGGCGCACAGGACTTGAAGTCGAGATGGTCCTTCCAGCGGAAGCCATGCAGCCGTCCGCGCCGCTCCTCGAAGAAAGCCACCACAGCATGAATGTCATCGAGTGACTTCACCCCGAAGCCCGCGTTGTAGCGCCGCCGCGAGTGTGCCCATCGGCTGTTGCGCTCTTCCGCCCCGGAGCCCGTCACCACAATCTCGGTGCGGCGCTCCGGCCCGCCCGAACTGCCGCGCGAGATCTGCGGCGGAAAGCGCACATCATCGAAACTCATGTCACAAATTCCTCTGGCCGCGTGCCACCGCCCGGGCGATCGCCGCGGAGACCTGGGACTGCGAGCGCTGGAAGCCCTGCGCATCGGGTGTGGAGATGTTCACCGTGACGTTCACGCCGCCTCCGCCACGCACACCCAGCTTGCCGTCAGCACCGCGTGCCAGCGGCATGATGGCCTCGGGCCCCGCCTCGCCCATCAGCCCGGTGCCGCCGCGCATCGCGAACAGCGTGGGCGAATTGACGATGCCGCCCTCCGCGAAAGGCATCACCTGCCCGCCTGAGAATGCATTGCCCGTGGCATTCTTGAAGAGCCCGCCAGCCAGCCCGCCAAGCATGGTACCCAGCGGCTTCAGCGCCGCCGACAGCGCCATGCGGGCCAATGACAATGCGAGGCTCTTCAGCACGTCGGAAAGGTTCCTGCCCTGCGTGGCGGCACTGGCAAAAGCCGTCACCATGCGGCTGCCGACGCCTTCGGCAAGGTGGTCGAGGTCCTGCAGCTGGCCCTTCAGCACATCGGCCTGGCCGCTCATCTGGTCGAGTTTGTCAGTCATGTCGCATCCGGAAACCGTTCAAGCAATTGGTCGAGCGCGCCGCGCGGCAGCGCCGCGCCGTTTGGTCTGTGAAAGGCCGCCGCGATCTCGCGCGGCGTTGCCGCCCAGAAGTCGCGGGGGCTGAGGCGCAGCGTGCCAAGCCCCGTTGCCATCAGCTCCGCCCATGGAAATCTCATGGTTCACCCGCGAAGGTGGCGCGCAGCAGCCGCACGAAGATGGTCAGGAATCCCTGCGCCCCGCCCGCCGCCGTCATCGTCGCCACCTCGTCGTCGGTAACCGTGTTGCCGCCGCCGCGCAGCCCCGCGCCGATGACGCGGATCGCATCACTGGCTCCGATCTTCCCCGCCTCGAAGCGCTGGGCGATGGTGATCAGGTCCTCCCCGCCATAGGCATGTTCGAGTTCGGCGAGAGCCCCCAGCGTCAGGCACAGCACGTAGCGCTGCCCCGAAAGCTCGGCCTCGATCTCGCCCCTGTGTGCATTCGCCATGTCACACCGCCACGAAGGATATCTCGCCCGCCGATTCCAGCGCGAGATCAAATGTCACCTCGCCGTCGTGGCGTCCGGCGAGTTCGAGGCTGGCGATCTGGAACCGCCCGGTGAGCGTGCCGAAGTCCGGCACCACCACCTGCCAGTCACGGATCGAACCTCCAAAGAAGATCGCCCTGATCGCCGCGTCCGACGCCGCATCCCTGAAGATGCCGGAGCCCCTGATCGACGCCGACCTGATCCCCGCGCCAGCCAGCAGCTCGCGCCACTGGCCGGCGGATTCCTGATGCGTCACGTCCACCGCGCCAGCGTTGAAGCTGATCGCATTGCTGCGAAGTCCTGCAACGGAGGCAAAGCTTCCCGTGCCGCCCGCATCCAGCTTCAGCAGCAGGTCACGGCCTTTCTGTGCACCCATGATGTTTCTCCTAGAAAGGTTCTGTGGCGGCGCGGAACCGCAGGCTCGCGCCGTAACTCTGCCCGGTCTTCATCACGCTCCAGAACACCAGCGACAGATTCACCAGCCGGTGGCCCCTGATCGCCAGCGCCGCACCGTCGAAGGCGGCCTGCACGGCGGCTGAAATCTCCTGCGCCTGGCGGCGGCTGCGGCTGTTCGATCGCACCGCGAGCGACACGAAATGCTCGAAGCCGCGTTCGCCAGAACTGCTCCAGTCGCGCGTATCGAGGGTGGTGAACTCCACATAGGCGGGCGGCGCACCGCGCGGCACCTCGTCGAAGACGTAAGCCCCGCCCAGCGCCGCCTTCACGGCATCGTCGGCGATCAGCGCTTCGCGCATCGCCTCCTGCAGCGCCAGTCCCGCACTGCTCACAGCCGCACCATGCGATAGGGATCGAGCAGTGCCGGAAGGCTGATCGGCAGTCCGCCCCCCGTCTCATCGCCGCGCTGCGCATAGAAATGCACAACCAGCAGCTCGATCGCCTGGCGCAGTGGCTGCGGCACATCGGCAGGCAACGGCCCGAAGCCCGCCGTCACGCGTATGCCGATGCCATTCACCGCGCGCCCGGGCCGTGGCCAGAGGCGCGAGCCGCGCAGCATCACGCGCGGCGGCCGCGATGCGGCATCCACGATGTAATGCGCCGGGTCGATCACCGCCTTCTGGTCATCATCCCCGAAGACACCGATCTCCTCGACGCCCAGCAGCGGCGCCATGGGGAGTTCGATCACGCCCTCCTCCGGCCAGCCATCGCGCAGGCACAGCCAGTCCTGCGCGATGAGGCAGAGTCCCGTCCGCGCCTCCACCACCCGCCTTGCGGCGGTGATGAGCGCGGCGATCAGCTGGTCGTCATCACCGTGGACGATGCGCAGCTGCGCCTTTGCCCCGGCGAGCGAGACGGGCTCGCTCGCCGGGGCCTGCACCATGATGGCCGCCATTTACGTGAGACCGAACTTCATGAGCTTGATCGCCTCGAAGTTCTGGATGCCGCCGCCCACCCGCTTCGTGGTGTAGAACAGCACATAGGGCTTGGCGGAATAGGGATCGCGCAGCACCCGCACGCCCACCCGGTCGACGATGAGGTAGCCGGAGGCAAAGTCGCCGAAGCCGAGCGCGAAGGAATCCGTTGCCACGTCCGGCATCGGCTCGCATTCGGTGATGGGGAAGTTCATCAGCGTCGCCTTGCCATCGGGCCGGGCCGCCGGCTCCCACAGGTAGTTGCCGTTCACGTCGCGGAACTTGCGGATCAGGCTCTGGGTACGGCGGTTCATCACCCAGCTGGCGTTCTGGCGATAGCCGATCTTCAGCGCATAGATCAGGTCGATCAACCGGTCAGACGGGTTGGTGGCCGCAAAGCCACCAGCCACACCGGTGGCGAGATAGCCGACATTGCCCCAGCTCCAGCCTTGGTCCGCCACCTTGGTGTAGCTCAGGAAACCCTTGGGCTTGTTCACACCGTCACCATTGACGAAGGCGATGCCCTCCTGCTCGGCGAAGACCAGCTGCACCTCCTCCGCCAGCCACTGGTCGATGTTGACGACCGAGTCATCGAGCAGCGTCTGGGTGGCCGACGGCATGGCATAGAGCTCCATCGCCGGAAACTGCAGCTCGGCCAGCGTGATCGAACCCGTCTCGGGGCGGGCTTGCGTCTCGCCCACCCAGCCGTTCGCCAGCCCGTTGGTCGAGAACGGCTTCTTGTAGAGTGCGGCAGAGATCTGGCGGATCGAGCCGATGGAGCGCAGCGGCGAAATGGCATAGAGCCTCCGCCCGATCTCCGCTTCCACTTCCGGCGGCACCAGATAGCCGCCATCGGGGCCCGAGCCCACCGACATGGCCTTGGCTTCCAGCGCCGAAAGACCATGC